TTCAGGGTTAATGCCACAGGCAATATCATTTTTATTTGTGTAACTTAAATCATCATATACATAATCTTGTACAGAGCATGGCATTTTTTTAACAACACCATCATACATATAGAATGCATCATCACCCATCCAAAAAGCTTGACCATTCACATCAACTGCTGCGTGCTGTGCTATCAATCCACAGTTAGCTCCTAGTTGTCTTTGACCAAATGTAAAAGGAGTTCCTACAAATTGAATACCATGTAAGGATTGATCAGTCCATACCAGGATTTGACCTGTTGATGTTACCGCTCCTATGATACGAGAACCATCAGCAATACGCAGTGATCCTGCTTCATTTGTCGCTTTTGGTGCCCACTGTGTCAAACTTTCTCGATCAGAAAATCTAAAAAATAAATCATCTTGCGTTGCTGCATCTGCAACTGTTGTGCATGTTCCAAATAAAAATAAGTGTCTTGTATCAGATGATACTAAAGAAAAACGAGAAGCTAGTGGGGCTGTTGCACCAAGGCTCACGGCCCTAGTTGTTGGACCACTTGAAGTATCCCATTGATAAGTACCACCATTTAAAACGGTAGCAATCAAGTCTTCGCCAAAATTATCCAAAGACCATTGACGAGCGTCAATAGTTACACTTGATGAAGCCCTAGCGGTGCCCCATGTACTTAATCCCCATGTTAAAACACCCCAACCATATCCATAGGTAGATATAGCAGGTCCAATAGAAATTTGATAAGTTGCCGTCACTGATCCTCCACCACTAGCGGTTGATCCTGTAGCATTACTAGAATATGTTATTTTATAAGAGCCAGCATCAACAATTTCAGTAATTTCAAATTCATTATTAAATTCTATGCCGTCCACAATATTGTTAGTAGAACTATCATCAAAGGTAACAAAGTCGCCTACTACTGCTCCATGCGATGCATCGGTTACAGTCACGATAGGACTACCACTTACTGTCGTAAAAGGATTTGTTAAACTCTCTGTGTCTCGAATAGGTGTAATATCATGAAGAGCACTCCCCTCTAATATATATAATTTTCTATCGGTTCCTAAAGCAAGATATCTGGTTCCATTTAAACTAACCCAGGAATGTGTGTCCCGGACTACGCCAATAACAGTCTCGTTAGGGTTTGGAAGGTAAGACCATCCTTTCCAACGTTCAGGTTTTCCATAATGAAATCTTACTAATTGAGAGTCGATATAACGTCGATCATCTCCTGCCGCATAAGGGGAGTCTTGTTTATCTACACCTGGTTGAAATTTTAAATCGGTTAATTGCATAAGACAACATACTAAATTATTTCTTCTTCGGTGGCAAGAATTGAGTACCTACATTGCCTTTAAAGGCATAGGTCCCATAATGCGTCAGCCCACTAGTAATGTCAGCATATACGGTCCCACCAATTTTCTGCCATAGTCTACAGAAAGCATAGTCCTCTGACAAGTATCTTTTAGTTTCTGGTTCAATCGTGGTATCAAAAAAAGCATAATTCCAATTTGAATTATCATGATAATCAAATGTTTTATCGTGGGGGTCATTTAAAGGTTGATCCGATTTAAATTTTAATTCAGGATAAGCTTTAGCCATTTTTTCAAAGACCTGTCTTTTAATCAACATAAATCCCGTTGCGCCGTCTAATACTTCTATAAATCCTTTTTTTACTTCTACATGTTCTGGATTTTTTACATTAAGATTATATTGTAATGAAGAAGCTAATAATTCATCTTCTTTAATATCAGGTTTTTCTTTTACTTTTCGTATAACTTTTGTCCAATCGATAGTCTTTCGTGGATACACTCCTGTTACTACTTCTTCATCAAGCTCTAACATTCGCATGACAGTTCTTTCATTAAATCCAATATCAGCGTCTATAAAAAGTAAATGGGTATACTCTGAATGATCCATGAATAATTGAACCAATGTATTACGAGCTCTTGTCACTAATGATTCATTTCCAATTGTACCAAATTGTAGTCCTACTTTATTTAGGGAGCATTCAGACATTAAACGTAAACAGCTTTCAAAATAATTTACAGAAATCATTCCCCCATAACATGGGGTTCCAATAAATATTTTAGAACCCGGCATCTTTGGGAACCTTTTGTCTATAAAAAATATTTAACGTATAACGTGGGGAACTTTCCCCTAATCCCTGTAAGTCCGTGTGCCATATTTTACTACCATTAAAAAATAAAGCCCGGTTTTCTACAAATCCTATATGCGAGGAAAGTTTACCATCTATAAAAAACCCGGTCCCATTATTTAATAATGGTTCTCCTTTAACAAAGAAAAGAAAATTTGCTATGTTTCCTTTATCTGTATCAATATGTACTTTAGGTTCTCCTTGATTGTGGCGTAAATGTGCATGAATAGATATGGGTTCTAGAGCTGTATAAGGAAAAAAGAATTCTTTAATTCGTTGTAAGACTGGATCATTTTTAAATTGATGAAGAGGAAAAGTGTGTCTTTGGCCATAATGCTGCCCTTCTTCATTTTTTACTTCAGTATACTTTAAATTAATAAGTGTTTCTTGTAATGATTCTAATGTTTCAATATTAAAAAAATTATCTACGTATTGAACATACGCTGTTTCTTTATTGTGTTGCATAATCTATTTTTAAATATTCTATTTTTTTTATCCATCCTTTAGGAATAGCAATAGCACCTCCTCCAGTAATATCTTCTTTATCTTTACTATAAGAACGCATAATAACTATTTTTTCATCATTATTAACAACCATCCATCCTACTTCTTGACATGTAGCAAGATGCGCTTTTAAAACATCTTTAATATCAAGCCAACCTGTTTCTGTATCACGAGCATCTAACCACGTCACACGGACCATGGGTGTCTTGTTAATATCAATCATTTCAATAATTTTTTTTCTTCTTCTTTTTTAATAAGGTGAAGATTAAATGACACGGATCGTCTTTCTTCATTAGGAGTTCTAAAAGGATAGACACCATGGGCTAACCAATTTGGAAATAAAAATATATCACCAACTGTAGGCGAGTGTTGAAATTTATGCCCACTAAATGTTGATGCTCTTCCATCGAACCAACATATATCACCCACTGTAGGATAATGATCTTCTTTTGCGTACTCCGCAGGTAAACTTGGAGGAACACGTAAATAAAACACACCTGATAGTTGGCCTTCATGAATATGAAAAGGATTAAAATCCCCTGCATATTGTGAAACAACCCACATAGATTCCATAACCATTTTCCCTACAAACTCAGGTTTAATAGTTTCACTAGCTGGAGGAATAGAAATATAAGATTTAACCATCTCTCCTATAAATCCTATCATAGGAAGAAATGCATTTGTATCCATCCACTCCGTAGGGAAACGCACTTCTTGTTTAACATTACCAGCGAGAGAACCTGAATGATCAAACTCTTTTGAAAGTTTTTCATCCTCTAACATTTCTGTTGCTTTCGTATCCATCAATTCAAGTAAGTGTTTAGGGAGTGTTCCTCTAATTATTGTTGGACCGAAAGGTCGAATAGCCTGGAACTCGATAGCTTCTTCTTTAGACGGTTTCTTTTTTGCCATTACTTTTTCTATCCTTTGTTGATATTTTATTAAAATTTTTTATATTTTCTCGCACAAATTTCCACTCTTTACCGGTTAAAGGACGACCAGCACTTGGATAGGAGGGGACTGTAGTTATAGTTGGGGATTTTTTCTTAACCATCATTCTTTCCTTGTTTTGGTTTTAGCTATAAATATGTATTGTCATATAGCAATATTTTGCCTATAAATATAGAATTAAATTGGCGTATCCTACAAGTTTAGCCTTCTTGCTTATATTACCTACAATCATGACTTGCAAAAGGAGAACATGCTAAAGAAGATTTTTAAAATGGCTAAAAAAGCCGCCCCAGTAATTGGTGCGGGACTAGGTTTTTTATATGGTGGACCTATGTTAGGTTCAGCTATTGGTGGCGGACTCGGAAGTTTGATCTCTGGAAAAAGCCCTGAAGAAGCTTTAAAATTTGCAGCAATGGCAGGACTCACAGGAGGAGCTCTCAGTAAATTTGGTGGAATGCAAGCTGGTCAAGGCCTAAGTGGATTATTTAATAGAGGTGCAGGAGCTATGGTTACTCAACCTGGAGGCAGTGCTACTCAGGCAGTAGCTAAAAAAGCTCTCGCAAAACCTAGTATGTTTAGTAAAGCCGCAGGTTTAATAAAAGATAATCCTATGAAAAGTGCTATGCTCGCATTAGGACTAGGAGCCGCTACGCAAGATGATGAGTCAGGAACAATGGATATTGAAAAAGTATACGGAACACAAAGTCCATTTAGAGATCTAGGTCAAGCAGATATTGGACCAAATAAATTAATACCTTATGGTTCTTCAAGTAACCCATATGGTTTAGCACAGGGAGGAATTATTAGTTTAGCACA